TAGCACTGCGCACTTTTGTGGCAGTCCAAACTCGAGACCAGCTTCGGTTAAGAACTCCTCATTAGTCCCATCGACTCGCCGCTGTCCATAACCCTCAGGATGTTTCTTCGATGAAGATTCGCCATAGAATGTAGTATCGTCGATGTAACGATAGGTTAGTTCCTTAGGCTCAAGAATGATCATCATGTTCCTGGTGGTTGCGTCGTAACTGAACAACGGATGAGTTTTCATGTAGATGGTTCCAAACGGAGTTATCCACTCACGAATTTGCATCCCGTAGACTTTTTGAGCAGGTTGTAGGTTGACCTGCCCACCAGCCATTGCTAGGGCATCTATACCGAGCAGAGCACCACTTCCAACGAGTGCAAGTTTTTCCTCAGCACCATAGCGGAAGATTTGTTCGAGCATAGCTTTGAACCAATCTTCACCGCCAGTAGTCCAGGCCTTTCCACTGTAGTCGGTGTTCAAGGTGTAGTCGTCGCAGTTTGCGGGTGCATATTGGCGGATGAAGTTGATCACGCCCATAGTGGTGCGCTCAGGTTTTCCATTATCACCTACATTCTCAGTGCGAATGCCCCACAAGAATGCAAGTTCCATTTCCCAAGAGTGCATTTCCAAAGCTTCGGCCTTAGCTTTCTGATATTGATCACCAGTGCGAAGCTTAGTCCTGCGAGCGGTTCGAGTGATTGACAAAGGTGTACGGAAAATTTGGGTATAGTTGTAAACCTTTGTCGGGTTAAGAGCAATCGCATCAGGCATCTCGCCACCTTCAGGATTGATATTGCCGATGATCTTGAAGGTGTCGCAATCACTCAAGTCGTGGTCAGGAGAGTTGTCGTCATCTTCGAGCAACCTCACTGCCAAAACAGAGTTGGTGGTTCCTCTGGTTACACCGATGATTTTGCCAACTACATCAACACGATAATCATCAGAGTCACGTAGCAAGATCTGATGCCCTTCACGGATACGGTTAGCGAGTGTTGTAGTAATCTGCACATAGACCACATCTCCAGCTACACCACCACTGGTATAAGCGCTGGTAAGGTCTGGGAGTGTGTAGACACCACTTACAGCACCACCGACTGTGGCTTGTTCCTGAGTCCACCACGAAAACTCTGGATCATCTGTTTTTTCACTATTAAGCATTGACAAGATTGCGGTCAATGGAGCTTGACCATTAGGATATAGATAAAGGATTTGCTCTCTCCAATTTTTGGGTCTCTGTCCATCGACCCAGTCGCCAGTTCCTCTCATTCCAAGAAACATTTTAGTCACCTCCATTAATCAAGAATTATGCAGCTTCAGATGTTGGTGCAGCAGTTGTTCCAGAATAAGTTAGGACAGATACAACTGTCCACCAATGAATGCCGTCAGAGTACAGAAGTACCTGATCACCAGGGCCATTTAGTGTGATATCAGACCAAAGCTCACTGTCATCCTGGTCTTGAACGGTAATGGTATTAGTCCCGTCAGCGTCACGAGCCAGGATTGAGTAAAACCTGCCTTTGGCCTCAGCTACACGTGGCAAAGTGATTTTGATAGCTCCTGTTGTTGGATTAGCGCTTGGACGGACTACGTAATCATAGGTTTTCATCTCGTAGTCCTCTGTAGGGTTAACATATTTGTCAACCACTATTTTGTCATGCTGTGCAAATTTGTCTTCAAGTGCCATAGTTAGTTACCTCCCTAATGCTTTGTTCATTTCTTCTAGTTCAGCTAGAAGAGGATCAGTTGGTGGTTGTTGGCCCTTAGGTCTGCCAGCGCTGGAGCGTTTTCTTGGCAGACGAGGGGCTGTTGGTCTTTTAGGTTGATTTGCAGTTGCTTGCTTGTGCAAGTCAAGACGTTTCCTCACTTCATCACCTACTTCGGTCAATATCTCGTCGTAACGCTTATCTGGGTTTTGGGAAGCGAGTTCCTCGAAGACTGATGCTACGACTTTTTTGAAAGGTTTTAGGTCAGGGTTTTGTTCGTAGAATTGTTCGCTTGCTCTTTGGAGGTTTGTTACAGTTGCTATGTTGGTTCTTACGATTTCAGGTATCGAACGAAGAACACCTTCGCCGAGAATTTTCCTGGTGTCTGTTACTGCTTGTTGATAGATCTTGTTTAACAACTTGTTTAGCGCAGCAGGATTGTCCATTACTTCATCTACGTCTACACCTTCGAGAAAGTTCCTTTCTTCAAGTTCCAAAGGTGGCTCAGTCGAAGGTGCTTCAGTTGTCGGTTTCTTGCCCTTTACAAGAGCCTTTAGTTCTTCGATTTCAGCCTTTAGCCGAGTAACTACGTCATCCTCAGGAACGTCGGTAGAGGGAACCTCTGTCGAAGGCACCTCTGTTGACGGTGCCTCAGTTGAAGGAACTTCGGTCGAAGAAAGCTCCGTCGCAGGTACTTCGGTTGAAGGTCCTTCGGTTGAAGGCGCCTCAGTTGTTTGTTCACCTTCGCCTGTCAAGTGTTTGTTCATGAGTTCTATCTCGTCTGCAAAGTCGTTCATAGCTAACCTCCGTTAATAGTTTGTTTAAATTTTAAACGATCTATTTAACCGCCTCAAGACGCCATAGTTCCTTCCAATAGCCGTGAGTTGTAGCTCCGCCATCTCCGTCGATGTTTACTAGAGCAAGGACATCATTTTGGTGAGCATCGAAAGTTGAACCCGCAGGCAGTTGGTTCAAATAAAAGTCACCATCAGCCTTGTCGCCATCTACAAAACCAATGTCGTTGTCTTGCATTATGAAGATCTTGATCTGACCCTCAGTGCCATTAGTTATGTGTGCAAGATCGGAGGCACCTAAGCTGTCAATTAACACGATTTCGATAGCTGCTTCGCTCAAATCTGTACCAACAACCAAAGTTGTAGTACCCCCAGAGATGGTAGTGTCAGTCACAACAACGTCACTAACGTTCGATTCGAGAGAGTTCAAAGCCTCTCTTGTCTCCCTAATATAATTGGCTAGTTCAGAAACCAGCGCTTGATCAGTCGGTTTCGTTGCGTCCAGAGTCATTTTCTTGCTCCTTGGATTCTAAGATTGATAGAAACATGTCAAGGATGTTTATCATATAATCTACGGCCTTTTGTCTGCCGTTTAAATCACCCATATACAACAAGACAGAGGCAGTAGACGGATTTTCAGTGGCTGCGTCATCAACTATTGATTGCATTTCTCTGTTGAATCCTTCTTTCCAACTCATTAGTTCATTCACTATATCTTGCCAAAGAAGGGATTCTTTAAATTCATTTATTTGTTCCTTTGTAGCTCTTACAACTATCTCATTCATTTAACTCTCCTGTCGGTACAAGGTTTCCTTTTTCAGCTTCACGTAAGACAGTTTCGTCAGGCATTACTTGAGGTGTTACTTTTCGAGTAAAATCCTCAACATTTTTAGCTCCAAGTTGCTGAGCTATGTAGATAAATATCCTTGTAATGTCAAATGATTGTAATAACTCAGGAGATTGGGCTATTACCTTGAACAATGAGATCCAAGCGTCAGAGAAGTTGCCACCAGGTATTGAGCCGTCCCTTACGATTAAATCGTAGTTTATTGCCAGATCATAAGGTGATACTTGGACTCTGTCTTTTCCAAAAGTTGCTTTGAGTTGATCTGCATAACGACCAACAGCTCTTACGTAGGTTTCTTTTGTCATATACTGTTGTACGTGAGAAGCAAACATAGTTCCTACATCCTGCATAAACTGCATACCGATTATCATAGCAATTCGTTGCAGCCTACTGACTGCAGAACCACGAGTTCCTTGGAACTCGGACCTGGTTAGGCGTTCAGGACCTGACAAACGAAGTGTGCCCATCATAGATTGGTCGGCACCACTTATGCGATCCATCCATTGAGTTATGTAGCTGCTGTCAGCAATATTCAGACGAGTGATGTCATTTATAGCGAGTTGTTGAACAACTTTTTCAACACCTCTTCCCCACGCAGGTCTTCGTAAGCGGATTAATTTGCCTGGTTGAGGGTCTTTTAGATCATTTATGTTAACCAAGTAAGGGTCAACAACTAACATGTCGTTGATAGCTTTTTTGACATTTTCTATGTGACTGTTAAAGAGAAAGTCTAGCGTATGTTGTAGGCCGTAGAGTACCTCCAGACGACCGATAGGTGTAATTGAATAGCCGTCAAACTCAGGTGATGCAACAGCTACTGGATACATCCCGTGGCTGTGATCTGCCTTCTCACACGCTATTATTATGTCATCAGAGGCAAGTTCAAAGTACCATTTTTCTGGGTATTCACTATCTGACAGACCCCATTCCTTAGGGATGAGAGTTATGTACATCTTTATGATATCAACTGGTGTTGTTACACCTGTTGCGGAACGTTGGAGTTCGGTAGAACCTCCATGTCGAGTTTGACGATCACTCTGGTCGAGTGCTAGGGTTGAGCGTTTGTCTTTCTTGTGTTTTAGGTATTTGACATTGAATAGGCCAGAGTTAGGCCTACTTTCTTCGGAAAGTAAATTCATATAATTATCACGATCTATCCACCCAACAAACTCACCGTCTTGAATATTTACACTGGAGACAGATGGATCAGGTAACCACATATAGGGATCAATGTTAATCAGTTCGTTACCCTCGAAGAGTAAATCTTCTATCATTTCAACTGTAGTAGTAGATTCAGTCCCTAGCTCGGATTCAGTAACAATGGTTGATTTAATAGGTCTTCGACCATAGATTTGTCTCCAACCAGGGATTGCAATGCCTACTCCATAGGCTAAAGAATCACGCAACACAGTGTGAACAGCAAGAGGAACTTTGTTCTTGATGCAGTGTAATCTTATTACAAGTTCCATCAACATTGCACCGAGAGTGTCATCATCTTCTACACCTTCATATTGGAACATAGGATCTTGAAAGAAAGCCATTGACAAGTAAGTTAACAACGCTTCGAGCATTGAGTAGCTGTAGGGAAATACTATTGCCACAGGCTTCCTAGGATCGCTTGACTTCAGTTCCTTTTCCTTGTCCTTTAAGGAAATGTAAGTTGTCAGTGTCCTATCTATCTCTCTCCAATGATCGAATCTTTTAGATATCTCATTCCGTGAGGCATTAGCACGTTGCCAGATGCGATTGCGTAGTTTTTTGTGTAAATCGCTATCGGGACGTAAGTCTAGGCCGTATGGATAGTCGTAGTCATATGTCTCACGAGTGTAAATGTTGTCTTTCCAGGAACTCGGTTCACCGTGGATTATGTAAGGCATTAGACAGCCCCTCCAAGTTTGTTAGCTACATAGTCCATACATATACCCGAGAGATAAGCACTTGACGTTATAGTACTATCACTCACATCCAACGTCAGATTTGCATGGAGAGTTATATCGTTAGCTCCAACTGTAATATTTCCTAACTCTGTCAAAACCATTCCGTTAGCGATCGAACTTGGGTTAGGTGATACATCAAGAGTCCCATTAGCAGCTCCAGCTACATCTTCGTCAGGTTCAATTAGTTTATACTCTAGTTCCCAGTTAGCCACATGAGCAACATTGTTATCAGCAGTGAACCAACCTATGTGGACAGTCATGTCGTGAGATCTGTCGATGTCTAGAGGTATAGGGAATATTACTTGTATTTGTTTGTCAGAAGTTATCACAAATTCCCAGCATACTGACACACCAACTAGTACGAGTGATGCAGGCTTTGTACCTGCAGCTTGAATCCCATTGGCAGGTATCCAAAGACGATGTTTTAACCTGGCATTTCCAGACAGTGCTATCTGTCCATTGTCATCAGCAGTCACACCAGGAACTTCCTGGATACCCTTAGCTCCACCATCTCCACGTACAAGCGCGTGATCACCGATATTTGCAGCAGCTGAAACAACATCTCCAGGAGTTGGTATCTGATCTTGGCGAACTGCCTCGTCACCAGCTGTGCTTGCACCTATCTTCACAGGCATGTTGTCAAAGTCAGCGGCTGTGCCATAGTCAGCATCATCATATTGGAAGATGTCTTCCATCGAGCCTATGCGTATACGTCTTGTAGCCATAGTTTGTTCAAAATTTAAACAATCTAAGTTATAGGTGAAAGAACTATTAAATCAGTCCACTTACCATGATACTGTTCGTTGTCGTTGCTAACAAATGCTTGTAATTTCCAAGTGCCGCTCATATCAAGTGTATTGATGTCACACTGGTACTGTATGTAAGTATCATCATCAGGACAGACAGCGGCTTCCCACTCTCCTACAGAGCCATCTGGTTTTTTTGTACATTACCTTTATATCACCAAAACCAGACAAATCAATGCCTGTTGATACTAGTATTTTCACAGTACCACCTACAAAGGTCTCCATACAGTAACACCTCGTTGTTGATTAGAGATCTTTCAGATAACTCTTTTGTTATTTTAGACTGTAACAACAACTCCTTTAATATACCAGATTGAACAGATAACAGGCATTCGTGCATCTCCAGAGGTACAACAGTAGTAGGAACAACTGTAGTTGGTTGTGGAGGTAGAGCGGTAGTTGGAACTACAGTTGTTCCTGCTATTGTTGTAGGCAGGATAGTTGTGGGAGAAACAGTTGTAGGTGGTGGAGTAGTTGGCTTAACCGTCGTTGGTGGTACAGTTGTAGGTTGTACAGTTGTTGGTGCCTGAGTAGTGGGTGGAGCTGTGGTCGGCTTAGTTGTAGTCGGCGCCAAGGTTGTAGGAGGTGCAGTCGTGGGCTTAGCTGTTGTCGGAGCTACAGTCGTTGGTTGCGCAGTAGTTGGTGCAGTCGTAGTTGGTTGACTCGTCGTTGGAGCTTGGGTTGTTGGAGCTATTGTTGTCGGAGCAGCTGTAGTCGCAGCACCTACTACCCCAAAATCCACCATGTACCAGTATTGAGGGACGAGGATGAAGGAATAGGGTTCGGCATGGAGTTGTGCTAGTTCTGTAACATTTAAAGCCCTTGTGTATAGCAGTAATCTCCATACCTTAATGGCATTGTTATAACCCAATCGTAGCGGTTGAGTGTCCGATGGAAGGGTTCCTATAGCCGAGGTATTTGTCTCTCCTTTGTCACTGTTACAATAGACGGAGAATTCAGAATTATCCACTCGAACTACGGAGAATTGATTTCTTTTGTCAGTCGAAAAACTGGGAAAGTTAGCATAATACATGTTATAATTAGCATAGATATTCACTCTAAAGACTCCATACTGATTTATAAATCGAAATGGTGTAGAATACGTACTTTGGCCAAGCCATAGAGACGTTTTCTGTACAGAAAGATCTAAAATTATGGCATCTAAGATTACAGTATAAGGTGCATCATTAAACCATCCACTGTAAAACGATCCGTAATCGAGATAGTCTGTTTCTCCTATATCCAAGTAATCAGCGACCCATGTCACTAGACCGTTAACAGTTGGTTTTAGAGAATGTATCTGCTCAAAAGGGTTGCCGCCCCCCTCATTAAACAACCAACACCCCACCAATCCCTGCGCCAAAGGATGTGTAGGATCAATCCTACTGCCATAGGGTGGTTTCTTTCGAGGGTCGGGGTTTCGGATTAGTCGGAACATTAGGCTACCGTCTCTCCGTAGAGATTATATTTAACCGTGTTGCCACTTGCTGCTAACGTAGCTCCTGCTTTGTTCTGCACGAGAATCTTGAATTGGTCCGGCGTTGCCATGAGCATTCGAGCAAATACCCTTTGAGTCATAGCTCCCGTACCTGTTCTAAGTGGGATAATGGCATCAGGAGCACGGGCAGGGGTTACGCTCGTTCCACCATCTTCAAAATTAGTTCCGTCTGTTCGGGCAATAAGCCAGATGTAGATAGCTGGATTCGTAGAAGAGGACAGATCAACTGAAGCCAAGTAAACTTCAATGTCAACGAATAGCTTCTTATCGGTACTGTTATCTATTGCCGAACTTATAGCTAACCCATCATCTGCCAAACTATCAAGGTCAGAACTAATGGCTGTAGTCCACGTTCCATAACTGGTCCAAGTTACTTCACCCATTTCTTACCTCCTAAAGCTTGCTATAATCTATTTCTGCAAGCACTGTATCAACTTTTGATTTTACAGTAGCCAAGGTTTCCTGCTTCTGTTTATACCTTTGCATCTCTTTGGTGAACTTTTCCTGCAACACTGCGTCCCCATCCTTGGGATTGTGTATTACAGCAAAAGTCTGATAGATCGGGTTACCTGATTCGTCTGTTCCGATCTGAAGCGACGTTTCCTCTGCTGTTATGATGTAAGTGCCGTTATCTCTCTTCGAAATATTCTTAGTTTTGAGTGCCATCACTTACCTCCACCCTCAAATATTCAATAGATCGTTCAATTTTTAAACGTTCTCATCAATAACAACAGAACACCAACTAAGTTCAAACAAAGTGCTGTCAGCGAACTAACAAGCCAAAACCTAAGACGTTCCACCGTAGCCTCCAACAATTCGAGTCGTTTATCTATACGCTCATGACGTTCATCACAAAGGCGAGAATTAAAGTCATTCATTGCATAATCCTCCAACCTTCTAGAGGTCGTTCATAGGTTATTTCACGATATTCGAGTTCTGGATCGTCGTCGTTAGTTCCAGGACTAAAGTAACGTTCTCCATATTCGAGCATTTCGATAATATAGGCTAAGCAGTCCATTAAGTCCCAGAGACGTGATCTTGGAAACATTAAAAGTTGTTGTTCAAGCTTTTTGATAGTTGCACACGAAGCATTGTGATAAACATAGCCACCTCGATAGTAAGGGACAAGTTCCTTGATTCGCATTTCTTTCTTCATTCCACCTCTGGCTTTTAGCCAGACGATTTCGAAGAAAGATCCTCGACGGAACATTTCGTTTTTTATAGGTTGCTTGATGAACTCGTTTAGCGAAGTTTCTTCGATACCAAGGACTTTTGCACCTAGCATTTGAGCCATTCCGAAGAGGGCGTCGTAAATCTCATCTGGGTACATCTTTTCGCTAATAGCATCACGGATATAGAGTCGTGCACTGTCAAGATCAATGCCTATGCCGATGATAGCTGTTTCAGCAGAATGAACTTTGACAGTTTTTGCAGGGTCCATTAGAACAACTGTTTCAATATTGTTGCTTTGTTGAACCTCTACATCGGTCAAATTCAGGTCATTTTCTCTTGGACTTCGTCCAGGTGGTAAGTTGTAGTATTTGAAATAATCTTGTTGAAAAGATGAATCTTCAGTTGAAATCGGTAAGTTTCGTAACTCCCTGAAAAATACATCAGTTTGACCTGCTTCAACATGGAGCTGCCATTCTTCTTCTATGTCCTCTTTAGACATGAACTCAGGGGCAGTTGGGTTGAAATTGTCATCACAAGCTTCAAGGCGTACGCTTTCCCATTCCTTCGAATCGAGTAACTTTTGAAGCACAGAATCTTCGTGCTTTAAAGTGTCGATGTATACGATCTTCCAATTCTTGTGTAGTCGAGGAACAGCCTTTATTACATCGGCGTAGAGCCAAGTATGCCAACCTTTCCTTATATCGTCGTTTTCGATTTTCTCAGGATCTTCAAGGTCGTCTATTACGATTAGCCCAGGACGGTCGTTCTTATAAAGAACACCTCGAACTTGCTGTCCAGCACCACGAGGCCAAACGAGAGTATCATAGGCAACCCAAGCTTTCTTACTAAATACCTCGTCGAATTCCGCTTTGTTAACTCCTCTTTGTTTGAAGTCACCGAAGAAGTACTTGACCATTCTGTTAGTTACAAGCTCACGTCTTAAGTTCTCAGTTTGCAAGCTAGCAGCATCATGACTTTTGTTGATGTAGACTATGAATGAGCAGTGTCTGAATAATATGTATCTAGCCATGAGAGCTAGTGCAACAATGCTCGTCTTACCCCAGCCACGAGGAGCAGCAATTGCTACCTTGTTAGCAGGACCATCTATGAGATCAAAGATCTTTCCATGAACCTCCCTTGCAAAAGGCAGATGAAAGCGCTCTGGGAAGAACGTCTTCGCTACCATTTCAGTTGAGACCGAACAGATAGATAGAATTTGAGAAGTTTCCTCGTCCACTGTTTTACAATCTCCCAACTAATCGCTGGATTTGAACCAGCGAACTGTGTGATATTTTCAGCCTCTTACCAATAACGTGGTAAGGAAGTGGTAAAGACAACAAATTCATCAAAACTTAATAACCAAACATACCAAGACCTATTTTTATCCTATTAAGGACTAATCTTACACCAATGATGTAAACAGATTGCGTGGATGTATCGTTAGCATCTGCTCCTAATCTTTTGATTGCTATATTGACTAAATCATTTTCATCCCAGAGATAGACCACACTCAACTGTTGACTCATTCGACCATAATCAACTGTACTTTCAGGAAATGACTTGTAAGAAGCATACCCTGTACGAACATCTTCTCCTACCGCCACACCCCTGCCTCTTGCCGACATATAGACAGTATCACTTCCAGCAGTAGCAGTGAAATATTCTACTATCACGTAGATATCATAACGATCACCAAACCTACGCCAACTAAGAGGAAGCACAACAGAGGCCACAATGCTCGTCGTAGCTGCATCAGGCAACTCCCAAGCTTCAACTCTATTGATACCAGTTCCAACACTTGTTAGGGAGGGAGTGCCTTCACTGCCAATAAAATTGTGGGCAGGTATGTATACTGAATCTCCGTGGAATGGAAAGACAAGTGCATCTCCAACATCATCAAAGGCCATTAACCCATCACTAATCTCATATTGGTTTTCACCCCAAAAGACTTGCTCCGTGTTAGCTGTAGTGCGTACTTCGTAATCTACTGTACCAAACCAGTTGTTGTCTATGTATACGTGCTTTACATTATCAGTCGAGATTGCTACAGCAGTCCCAGTGCCTCCCCCCCAGGCAATTTTGTTAGCTTCAATATATGCCGTTTCAAGATCTGATGACGAGCCGAGTGTGACAGCTATTGGATCTGATCCTGTGGCACTCTCAAGATAATTGCCTTCAAAAACAAAGGGTCCGAAGCCGTCTGTTACAACAACAGCCTTATTGACACTTTCTATGTCCGAATCCCTTACAACGAAGCCTTCCGCATCTGTGGCATAAATGGCGGTCGCACCAGCGGCCATGAGCGATATTATTGAGTGGTCAATTAGAACATTGTTGGCATTATAAATTCGTATGCCATAGTCGCCAACTGCGTTTCTGCCAATTCGGGCATTGCTCACTCGTGCCATCCAGCAGTTGTCAAGTTCAATTTGTGCATCTGTAAATTTAGTCACAAAGACGTCCCGGATATGAGGATTCTCATTGACACAGTGAACCATTCTGATGCCAATTGTAGTCGTACTGCCGTCGCCTTCGAGAGTCAACCCATCCACTGCATTACCCAATAGATTAGGAGTGCCTGCCGAATCTTGAAGCGGTGCAGTTGTATTGAAATATATAGCTACTCCGGCGTAGGTTGATTTGAGGATTGTAAGACTTGAACCTTCGCCTTTCAACCTGATAAAGTCACCGTCAATCTGTAGTTGATTATCAAAATAATATGTACCTTGATTAAACTTTATTAGTCCTTGCCCAGCATCTTCAGCGGAATGAATCGCAGCCTGGATCGCAGTGGCATTAGTTGAAGCACTCAACGAATTATCGTCTGCATTTGCCCCCCACCAATCAGGGTAAATAGTTCCACCAAGAGAAAAGTCAATTGGATCAGAATTATTCGTGGTATCAAATATCTGCTGTCTCTTACCGGCAATAATACTTTCTGGACTATAAATAGTCACCGTCACTCCAGCAGCAGGGGAGAGGAGGGCACCGTTTTCGAACTGGAGATTGATGTATTGATCGACAGATGTATTAGTATCGACAGTGCATACTCCATCAACGATCAGTGTCAAGTCAACATCCTCATCATCAATGTACGACACAGCAGACCTAAAGCTGCCAAACCAAGAAGTTCGTAGGACTGAACCAGTCTTGAAATCAATATCTCCAGAGCCACCAAAGATTCGGTAGCTTCCTGCAGAGATATTCCTGACATTCGAGAGAGTGAAGCCTGAGTTGATGTCAATCCACTGACCAGGTCCTTCCCACTTGAGAGTTACATTGTCACCGACTGTTGCATCAGCAATTATGCTGGCTGCCCAGCCACTGTTAATGACGATTGTGACGTAGTCGTCAACAGTCTGATCAAACATCTCGTTAAGATTGTTGAACCAAGCCGAGCGGAGCTCAGTGCCACGAGCGAAGTCAGCTTCGCCCGAACCAGTTGGGTTAAAGATAGGTTGATCAGGAGCTGAGATGTTAGTGGTGTTGATTGTTAGCTGGCCACTGTAGGTTATCTTTCCGCCTCGTTTGAAGTCAAGTGAGACGTTAGATGGAATTGTCAGATCAGTTACGATCTCCTCACTGGCAACCACGATAGTTCTGTTACTAGATCCTACAGCAGAAATTGCATTTTTAAGGGATGAGTAAGCACGCTCGTCAGTCCAGATCCCATCTGGAGAGGTTACTATAAGATCTCGAAAGAATTCTGCGCTTACATTTGAAGGAAATATAAAAAGTAAAGGAATTAAAAATAGAGAAAGTAGAAGTTTTCTTATTTTCATTTTTCTCATTTTATTGTCTCCAATTAGATTGTTTAAATTTTGAACAATCTTCGATTGACTTCCAAGGTTTTAACTTCAACAGTTCGTTAAAGGAAATTTTTTGATTCTCTAGTAACCACTCACGTTCCTCAGAGCCAATTTCAATAGCTTTGTTCCACCACCTTTCGATGTCAATATAGCGGCCAAAGCGTTCTTTGAGTACATCTTTATTGCGATTCACCATCTCAATTCCACCAAGGACATAGCACGATACAAGGAAACCAAAAGTGTGAGGGAAATTTCCTGATTTTGCATAGAGACGGTAGCGGTCTTGGTTGGCATAGTGGGAGACACTGACTGAGTGTTTATCTTTTGATTGATCAAGTTTGGGAAACGGCCCTATGTGAATGCAAGGATCGGTTGGAACTGCCCAATTTACATAGCCAAGTAACCAAGGCTTGATCCCGATGTGCATGTCTCCACCGCCCCAAGAAACACGATATTTTGAGAGTGCTCCGTAACCACCTATTCCGTTATCTCGTGAAAGGAACCACTCACGGCGACAGATCCAAGGCATACCTTTCCATGTCATTGGATGAGGAATGGTGTAAACGGAGTTCCAATCACCTAGTTCGTGCATACTCATATCACGATCATGCTTGGCTCTTGACTCATGTTGGTGTGCCCAGTTAATCGGTGCATGAGCGAAACCGAGTGTTTCGTCTTCTGAGTGCTGTTCCATGAAAGTGTAGAGATCAGTGAAGGTGTGTCTTCCAACTAACATGTGAGAGTCAAGGCAAAGGATGTATTTACCTTGCGCATGTCGTGCCGCAGTTTCACGAGCTGAGAACAGACAAGGGAAGGTTTGACGAAGGAGTTTGATGATTCCTTCCTTTACGTAACCATTGGGAATAGCAGCTTTTACGAGCTCATAAGCTGATTCGTCTGAGTTGTCACAAATCACTATTTCGCAGAAACCTTTTGGGAAAGCTTTGAAAGATTCAATGCATGACCTGATGGTGACTGCAAGCATTGCAATGTCGTTGCGGTTGGAGATTATTATGGAAAGTTCCGGTTTTTTCATCTTTTCTTGAACAACTCAACGAGAAAAGGAGTTACGTTTTTAACTGCCCGTTCACCGAACCAAAAGACAAGGACCAAAATGGTGTTTATCAATAGCAATTTCCACTTCATCTCGGGCCACTGGTCTACTGAAGTGAAATAAACCCAGTTCCAGTATAAAGTACCAATGGTCCAAAGAGGTCGAATGAGGCCTCTGAATAATAGAACAATAGGACCAACTATTGGCACGTGTTGATAATCACGTGCTGAGCCTTCGTATTCGACTATGAATTTGCGAAAAGATTGCTCAAGCACAGAGTCAAGTTTACGCTCTTGCTCTTCTGACATCTTTTCAGGAAAAATGCGCTTGATTCCTTCTTTTACAAGGTCTATTCCTGCAGTTATTGGATCAAAAGACATCTCATCACTCCTTTGGGTCATACTCACAGTGAATGTGGTTTGTTTCGGGAACTATGTCCCACTCAGGTCCGAGTTCATCTTTTAACTGCTGCACAGTCGCAGTATGCGGATAGCGAATGTCAAACGCTAGGCCGTCGTAGTGAAGAGAACCTGGTGAGTGGTTTCCGTCACGTAAAGATGTGACGAACAAATCTTCACCGCGCTTTTCTAACAACCTAGCAACCTTTCCTAGACCTTTCCTAGCTGGTTGTCGCAGGTCGCCAACAACCCCTTGTTTGTACCAGACTGTCATGTCATTTCCTTTTCGTTATCAGCAACATTGTCGTTTTGAGTATTACCGACAATGCCTGAGCTGCGCTCCGCTTGCTCCAGCGATTTTTCGCTGGTTGCTAACAAACCACTTTCGCGTGCAGCTTCAATGCCACGTCTTTTGAGTTCTTCTATTTCATCCCTCGTGAGAACAGTGTGAACAGATTGACTTTGGATCTTTGTAGGAACTCGGAGACCGCTTAGTTCGAGCAAGACGGTGTCTGCGGCAGCTTTTTTGTCCTTGAGGGTGCACTCACCAGACTCATCATCAAAAATCTCGTGGTAAACTTGTAATGCTTTGTTGGTTAAAACTCTGATTTTCTCAGTCACTTTCTTCGCTTCATCATCACGAGCTTCACGTAGTTCCGAGAGCTTTCTCATTCCTAACTCAGAGTTCAACGTAATGCTGACTGTTGCAGGAGAGATATTCAAGATTTCCGCGATCTCAGTGTTTTTAAAACCCCTTGCGGCGAGATTAACTATTTCATGGTTCCGTTGCCAAAGGCGCTTTATTTCGTATCTTTTGCGCTCTTCAATAGGCTTCAGACGTTTGTCTGGTTCCTTATATTCGAACCCATAGAGACCCATTATTCTTTTCGGTTCGCCTTGTTGCATCTCTTTCTCCAAAACAAAGTTCCTTTCCTGCACCTTACATCTTGCACACATTATATAACGACCAACGTCGTTTGTCAACGTAATTTTTAGTGAATTTCTCGGTGCTATGCACCGAAAAGTTTGTTCAAATTTTAAACGAACTTTGTTCGTTGTCCTTAGTGCATAGCACCAAAGTGCATAGCACCAAAGTGGCCATGAAATGTGTAACAATGTGAATTTATAAATTTCTAGGACAAAATGTAGAGAAGTCAACCCACGGGCTTGCAAGGCCGCTCTCCCCCATCGAGTTCTCGAGTTGACAAATTTTTCAGATATGTTATGGTAATGGTAAATGATATGGCGCTCTTTGACAATTGAATATCGGTAGGTGGTCGGAAACGAAAGGAGTAAAAGCCATGCAGAAAACACATACGTTTCAGACCACGCTAGACAATGGCGACAAGGTTCAATTGACCATCACATTCGACTTTTCCGACGTATCACGTGAGCAGATCATTGAGTGGGCTTTGTCAAACCGTGTAATTGCATTTCAAAGGTCACTACGTGCCCTAACAAAGGGCGAAGCGCTGGAACTGAATAATTCAACGGTCCACGTCCTCAATTGTGGCCGAAAGATTGAATCACGTGAGGAGAAAATTCAAAAGTTGATCGCCGTAGGATTGCCACGGAAGATTGCCGAACTAGCAGTTGACAATCCACAAGCACTAGAAAACCTTGATATTTAACTAACCACTAACCATTAACCGACCATCTACCATATTCAAGGCCTAGGACAAACGTCCTAGGCTTTTTTATTCCTTTCAACTGCGTCGAAAAATTGGTCTTTCGGTCTTTGATTGATCGAAAGATCGTTTATTTTTTGAACAATCTTTGGTGCTATGCACCAATGAATTTGAAGGGGGTTGGGGTTGCAGCGAGCGGAGCGAGAACTAACCACGAACAACTAATCACTAACCACTTACTAACCACTAACTACTAACTATTAACTATTAACTATTAACCTAGTCATTAATTTCACATAATTTTCCATTGACAAATGGGTGAAGTTCGGATATTGTGAAATTGTTTGGTTGTTTAATGTTTAATGTTTGGTTGTTAACTGTAACTATATCCGGTACCCGCCATGCCATGTTTGCCCAGAGAAGTGTTTGCTTGTAGGAATGTTTGTCCTAGTATAAAAAATATATAACTAGAAACAGAACTAGAGACAAACTTACAAACCTATAAACGAACAAACATTTACGGGTGGGAGGTGGATATAGTTACAATAAACAAACAAACGAACAAACAATCAAACAAACAAACATTAAACAACACAAAGGGGGTTCTGCAAAATGAAGATAGATAAAGATGTCAAATTTGAGAGGTCGCTGTCTGTGCAAGCGAGAATAGATGTAACAACGTTGGCGAGGTTAGCATTGTATTGGGAAGAAGAAGGAGTATTTGTTAAGAGTTTGAGTCAGTTGGTTAGTTGGAGTTTAGAGTTGATGCTGGAGGTGCTTGTGGCAAACGGAAAGGTGGAAGACAGAGATTTGAGAATGAGTGACGCCATGAGAGTGTTGGTTAGCAGAGGACTGAGGCAGGCTAGTTTAACAAAGAAAGGTTATAAGAGAAGGGCTATGGCCCTTTCGTTTGAAAATTTGAGAATGCAGAAGGTAGAGCCTAGTCAGTATGTGCCGCAGCAGTTTAATACAATGCATAAAAACAAGCAAGAGATCTTCGATGGAGAAGTAAATGCCGGTAGGATTATAGACGAAGAGGAGTGGAAGAATATAAGAAGGAAAATAGATAATGAGAAGAGAAAGGAAATTGAGGAGATAAAGAGAAAGGCCATAGAAAGTGCCAGAACACAAGGTATATTGGCCAAAAGTAAGAAAGTTCCAACCGTTAAAGAAAAGATGACTGACGAAGAGTTTCGCCAGAAGATGAAAGAGATAGAGGAATGTGATAGAGAAAGGTTAGCGCTTGAAAACGAAGCACTTTCGCCAGAGAATCTAAAGAAACTAGCTAAAAGACCACCTGAGGGCGGTGAGTAGATTGTTTAATTTTTAAACGAACTGGAGCACTGAATGGAAAATTCTTACCATGTTTTGTTAGCTATGATATTGGGAAGAGATATCATTATTCAGGCAGTGTCGAGGGATGAAGCAATTAGGATATTTCATGAGTTGAAACGGAAGGTTTTTCATCTCCTTTGGTTACTCAGTAATTGACCCACGACTTTGTTGTGAACTGTAAATGAAAATAATTGTTTTAAAGGTGTTGACAAACACATTTTAATGTGATAACATGGGCGGCGATGATAAGGTGAATCATAACTATTTAATGAAAGCATAGGTAAAAAAATGAAAGTATTAACAACAACTCATAAAAACATTCCTTATGAATTCCGCTTCTTCGAATCAACTCGAACAGTGCAGGTGATCAAAGATGACCGTTTCACTTATCACATCAGGTTTGATAGATCTTTCTGGAAATGCAGTTGTCCTGGTGCAAGGTTTCATGGAAAGTGCTGGCACATCGGCGTTATCGCCGAGTTGAAACGCCAACCTTCGATCAACGAACCTTGGACACTGTGGGCTGAGGAGGCTGAAAGAATGATGATGGAGAGATTGAGATGAAAGAGTTATTGGTAACTGCAGTATTCGCTATCTCAATGACATTAGCAATTGCTTTTTGCTACTCAAAGTGTATGCAGCTGAACGCTCTTGAAGAGCGTGTCTCTCTGCTTGAGCAAAAGATTGAAAGGAAATTCTTGCCTGTAATCAAAATAAGTGGCAAAACCACCATTTACAACGGAGGGGGGGAAGTAATAGTTGTTGAAGATGAAAGAAAATAAAATGGTTGACTTAGGTTTTGCAAATGACTGGGACAGCGTCCCTGGTATTGTAAAGGCCTGCAACGAGAAGGGACACCACCCTCGGTGGAAGCAACTTTCACCGAGAGGTCTTTCAATGTTCTGGTGTTCGAAGTGTAAGTACAAGTACTTTATCGACAGTAGTGGTTAACGAAAGGAGAAAAGCAAATGAGTGTTTCAATCCTCGGAGAACACATCTCAGTTGTCCGACCAAGTGGTTGGAGAAGGCCCTTAGTCGGAAATCCTTGGAAGAAAAGGAGAAAGAGTAAACCTAAGACAATTGTCAAAGGAAAGGTCGCCGAGGTGATTGTCAAAACCTCGGATGGCACTATTTGGGGTCTGTCGAGAGGCACACACCTAGATGTATGCAATGCCTTCGGCATCAACTTCGAAGATGTAGTATCAACAGGTTGGAGATTGGAAGATGGAAAAGAAGTGTGGAGATAAATAGTTCGTTTAAAATTTAAACAAACTGGAGAGAGAAATGAACATCGAGAAGACAATAAAGATTATGAAAGGCGTAGAACATAAACTACGACGCTATTGCCATGTACCAAAGTGCAATTTCACCTATATCTGCCCAGAGTGCCATCCCAAGTGCAGTCAAACACTTGATCTTCACACAGCAATAGCATGGAGAGTTGCAGGTCACTTAGCCGACATTATGTTAGACTTGAAACATGGTACTATCAACCGAGGCATACTGAAGATATATTACTACAGAATCTATGAAATGGAACGTGTTATAAAGTTCCATAAGCTTAAATATCGTAAGTTACACGGCCTAGTTGTTCAAGCCATGAAAATAGTAGAGAAGATACAATCTTCGATTTAAACCTTAGGAGGTCCCAAGATGTTAACAGAAGAAGAAAAAGCAGTCCTAGAACGTGAACGTTGTGAGGCAAAGTTAAGATGTCGTGAACTCTGGGAAACTATTTTGACAATCCGCAGAATTTTGCGTTCTTATGAACAACGTCACTTTCATTGGAAAAAGAGGTTTGAAAAAGCAGATAGAAGATTAGCTGAGCACGAAAGACTGACCAAACTTCCTAGCCCAGGTGAGAAGAAAAAGGCAAAGGACCTAGAAATAAAACTAACAAGGGACCAAATCTTTAAAATTGCCGAAGCGCTTGGTGTAGAGTTGAGACCAGAAGATTTTGAGGAACAATCTTAAAATGGAAGGAGGATGAACAATGAAAGTAATCGAAACAGTAGAACTCAAAAGACCTGCCCGCAAAAGCGGCGGTGACCGCTACGAGTCACCCTCAGGTGATTTCGTTATCTACATTCCTCAACGAATTTCTAGACCAGATGGAAAAGAACTACTTCAAAGGATAAAGATAACCTTTGAAGATTGATAAAAGGAGGTGATGAAATGACTAATTTCCTCAAAGGATTCCTCACAGGCTACATCATTGGAAGTGCAGTTGTAGTCTGCGGAATACTGCTTTACACAACAATCTTTTAGGAGACTATCTATGATCAATTGGATAGAGAAAGCTAAAGAATTAAACTACGATGATCCAAGGAAGATGATTATAGACCTTTACTATATCCAAGGGATGTCGCTGGACGAGATTGCTGATAAACTCATTGTCAGCAAGTCTGCAGTCCAGCAATTCATGGAGGATTCTTCTCTTCCTAGAAGAGACACGAAAGGGTCTGGACAAACAAAAGGAGGCCCGAAGTGTCCTGACTGCGGAGCACAGAATTCAAAGGTCCTATGGTCTTCCCTTGGTGAGTTTTACTATCGACATAGACAATGTAGGGAGTGTAAGAGAAAGTTTACAACGAAAGAAGTGGTGGAGGATAGCGCAAAATGGTCTATTGGATAGTCTTGATCTTAACTCTGGCATTACTCTTTGCCTTTTGGAGACTGAATAAGGGATTATGAAAAATGCAAAATTTCACATTGACTATTAAACAAACTAATGTTATAACAACAATGTTTCAAAAATGGTGCGTTGCACCTGCAGCCAAAGGCTGCACAAATCACTCTTTAATGGAGGTTAGCTATGAAAAAGGAATTAGTAAGCGCAAAGGTCCCTAAAAACCCCGAAAAAGGCATCCCTAACGATCTAACCGCAACCATTGAGATTCAGGTCCCTGAAACTGCAGAGGAAGCCATTAAGATGTACGGTGGCGAAGCTGTACTCAGCAATGCCCTGGCCAACTGGCGAGTGACCCTCCAGGCAAACATTCGCAGTGCACTCCGTAGAGGCGAGGACCAGAAATCCATTCAGGAGCGTCTAAAAGACGCCAAAATGGGTGTTGCTGTTAAGGGTGCAAAGGTCGATCCTATCCAGGCCTTCCTTGCAAAATTCCAGAGTGCCACACCTGAGGAGCAAAAGAAGCTCCTGGCTGAGCTTCAAAAGAGGGCTGCACAGAAATAACTATGGCGGTGTACTTGTAGGTTTTGCCCTCTGAAATCTGCAGCCCTTTTCAGAGGGCATTTTAAGATCAATGAAAATGTGAAGTGAGATGGATTGATAAATAGATCGTTCAAATTTCAAACAGTCTAAGAAAGGAGTAAAAGCGATGGAGCCTTTAAAAGAAAGAATAAAGAAAAGAGTCAAGTGGCTCAAGAATGTAATCAAAACGGAGAAAGCGATAGAAGATGTTGTCACTGCTATTCGAGATTTAACTAACCAAGAAGTCATCGGCTCTGTTTATGAGCAGATGGCTATGTTGTATGTATATCTAGATGATGTCGAGAAGCTTGAGTCTTCAATTTTGCCTTCGCTGTCAGAAGCATTAAAATGCAAGTGGGAAAAGCGGATAGATGAGCAACAGGTCTCTTATGACACCTCATTTTGGACAAATGGCGTACCGATCTACTTGACAATCCACTGCAAGCCAACCAATAGCTGCCAAATCATAGCTGTTCCAACAGGCAAGACAAAAATCGTCACTCGCACAATTCAGGTTGAAGAGCCTGAATATGAATACTTAATTGATTGTGGAGGTGACAGTGATGAATAAATGGCAGCGGTGGAGAGGAATAATGAAGTGTTACCCTTTCGAGGAAAAACGTCTTGCAAAGTGGCAGCCTCCATATATAGTTCAACCAAAATATGATGGTGTAAGATGTCGTGCGGTCAGCGTTGGAGGCAGTTACCTTCTGCTCTCGAGCGAGGAAAACATCATTCACTCTGTACCACACATAAATGAGACGCTTGACGGTCTAGGAATTGACATAGAACTCGATGGCGAACTTTATTGCCATGGAATGAGTTTTGAAGAAATTGTCTCGATAACTTCACGCACAGTAAATAGACATCCAAGCTACAAATCAATCCAGTTTCACATATTTGACTTGGTAACACCAGAAGCTCAGGCAGTTAGACTGGTGAAACTAAACGATTTAAAAGATAGATCACCCTACTTAATCATCTCACCCTTCTGGGTCTGCTGGTCGTTGGATGAGATAATGCACACCTATGACATTCTCATGAAGATGTCCTATGAAGGAATAATCGTCAGACATTTTCAATGTCCTTATGAACGCAAACGCTCTGTTTGGATAATGAAATTTAAGCCAAAGAAAACAGATGAGTATAAAATAGTAGGTTACAAAGAAGAAGTGTCCATTCAAGGAGTTTCAAAAGGAACACTTGGTGCGCTAGTGTGTGAAAGTGGAGATGGCCAAGTTTTCAGTGTAGGAACTGGTTTCACTGAGGAACAACGCCATTTGTTGTGGCAAGAGCGTGAAGCACTTATTGGCAAAACCTGCGTCGTTGGCTATCAACATTTAACTGATAGGAAAGTCCCTCGATTTCCTGTCTTTGTGGAGGTGAAAGATGACTGAAAAAGAGAATGTAGTCAGAGAATTTTATGTCGCAGGAGCTCGCTACCACGAGTTACCAAAAGTGATCCATGACCTATCAGTCGGCAATGTTCTGAAACTTGTTCCAGAACCAACTAATCCTTACGACCCTAATGCCTTGAAAATTGTCTACGAAACGTTCGAGAAGTCTGCATTTCTCGGCTATGTGCCTGCAAAGTTTAGCTCAGAAATCTCTGCCTTGCTTGAGGCGGAAATTCCTCTCGAATGTGAAATAACTGAACTAAACCCTTCAGCAAAACCCTGGGAAATGTGTAAGATTGCAATAAAGAAAATGGGAGGAGTAAGATGAAACCTACAGCAAGGCATTTCAAGGAATTACTAATTGAAGTTATAGAAGAAAATCAAGAAACTCCCTATGAAAAGGAAGAATTAATTCTTCTCGTCGAAAGAGTTTATTCAGAACTACTGGAACGCTACATGGAGGACTAACAAATGAAAGTTGTCTATTGTGCTAACTGCGGAAAACGCTTGAGCGTAAAAAGAAAAGCATTACCTAACTATGGAAAGATAATTGACATAGTCGAATACCACAAATGCTTAGATGAACCCGCTGAGATTGATCTAACTCCTGTTGACATTCCTAGGTTTAACGAAGTTGAAGGTCGTAATAAGTTCGTTCAAAAAATAAACAATCTGCCGCAACCAACACCTAACATCGGCCAGATCTCAACGGACGAGCTTAAGGACCGCAGGCCTGCAACTTCAACTGCACCGCAATCTCTGCTGGAACAGGTAAGGTCTATGTCTAACACTATGCCAGAACATGACCTAAGTCATTCAGAAGGTGAATGAAATGCCTAATGTATACATCGTGAACAAATCATCTCACGATTTTTCTCCAGCAGAGAAATATGGTACCCTAGTTTTTCTCAGCGAAGGTTCAATGAACAGATATTCAACTAACCATATGATCAGGGTCTTCAGCGAGAAGATGAAAAACTCTCAGCCCCACGACTATATTGTGCCTTGCTCTTTAAACGTGATGAATTCAATAGCTTGTGCCATCTTTGCTGCAAAACATAAGCGATTGAATTTACTATTGTTTAAAGAAGGTTCTTACATCGAAAGGAATCACATCCTGGAGGCTTAAATGAAGTTCGTAAAACTCAGCGGTTGTCACATCTGCAAACCGCAGGTCTGGAAACTAACCGATAAAAAGAGCGCTGGAAAGTATCTCTGTTCCAGATGCGGAACATTAATTTTCAACATCCTAGAAAGGGGGTCTGATGATGATAACAGAACGAACATTGAAAAGGTGGCGTAGAGAAGCCCTGCAAATGCAGAAGGAATGGAAAGGTTCTCACTTGCCTGAGAGTCTAACAATTCTCGAACTCTGCAAGCGAATCCTTCGTTTGACAATGGAACTGATGGACATTCACCTCTTACGAAAGGAGTAAAAGAATGCCTTTTCCACTAACAGAACAACCTGAATGGTCAATCCTTGATTCGTCAAAAATTGAAACTTTTCTTGAATGTCCAAGGAAATACTTCTTTGAACACATCCTTGGTTGGAGAATGGACGTACCCAACCACGATGCTTACTTCGGTGAATCTTGGCACAAGGCCAGAGAGTGGCAACTTCGCTATGGCTATAGCGACATTGAAGGTGCCTACAACGCATTCTTAAGACATTACCGAAAGGAATTCCCTCCCGAAAGTGACAACCTCTACACTCCAAAAGACCCAGCAGGAGTCCTTCGTGCACTTATGGAATTTGCAGAGAAACGGTCTAACGATTTAGTCGAGAACGAAGTTGTCACATTGGACGGTGTAAAGATGCTTGAAATCTCTGGAACGGTCCCAGTTGATGATCACCGAGTTTTACACTACCGCCTCGATTCTATTATAAGACGAAATTCAGACGGTAAAATTTTCTCTTGGGATCACAAATCTACGAAGCGTATCTCTCGACAGTGGAGAGAGAAATTTCACTTAAGTATCCAAAACGGAACCTACACACACTGTCTTTACTGTATGTTTCCTATTGAAGATGTACTTGGAATAGAATTCTGTGGAACTTGTTTTGAATTCTTAAAACGTGGCAGTGCTAATCGCCCAGCTGGTTACTATGTAACCTTGGAACGTGTCCCTGCTTTCAAAACTCCTGACCAAATGAACGTTTGGTTGTGGACAGTTGTTGACATTCTAGATTCAATTGAGAGGGAAATGGACAGGTTGTTTCACTCCTCAGACGATGACTTGTTACTAATGGCCTTTCCAATGAATCCTAGTAATTGTACCAAATACTTTGGTTGTGCCTTCCACGATTTCTGCCTCTCATGGCAAAATCCTCTGCAACACTGTGAAGAACCACCTCTCGGCTTTCGCACTGAGTTCTGGGATCCTTCTAAGATTGAAACTTCTGTTAAGAAAGACTTGGAGTGGTGAGATGAAAAGTAGACCTGAAACCTTAGAATCCATAACAGTAAAAATCCCAACTGGTTATGGCAACCTTTACGTGACAATCTCAGAGTACAACAACAAGCCATTTGAAATCTTCTGTACACTCGGAAAGAGTGGCAAATCAACTATGGCAAAGGCAGAGGCCATTGGCAGAATGGTTTCTCTTGCACTTCGTCACGAAGTCGATCTTGAAGAGATCATTAACCAGCCAATTGACATAGATGGAGGTAGCCCAATTGCTTGGAAGGATACTGTCATCAAGTCTATTCCAGATGCAGTTGCAAAAATATTAAAAGAGAGATATCTAGAAAGGAGGAAAAGCTAAATGCCCTATGACTACACAAATGAACTGAAAAAGGTAAAAGAATATTACGAAGGCGATCCGTTACAAAAGCGCTTCAGCGCCCTCATTACAGGTGAAACTAACGCTGGAAAAACCTTTTTGTTAAGAACTGCTCGCAAACCTGTACATATAGACTCCTTCGACCCTGGCGGCACAAAATGCCTTCGTGAATACATAGAGAAAGGTGACATAGTCGCTGACACACAGTGGGAAGATGAAGATCCCTTTGAACCTGACAAATTCGCTAAATGGATGAAGACTATCGACCTACGACTCCAAATAGGTTACTTTGACCACTTTGGGACCTATTGCCTTGACAGCGCTACTACGTGGGGAGAGGCAGTGATGAACTACGGTCTTGCTCAAAAAGGTCGTGCAGGTGAAATACCTCAGCATCGGCATGACTATAACCCACAGAAGGTGCATATGACTAATTACATTCGCAAACTAATGCGCCTTCCTTGCGATTTCATCTTGACAGGTCATCTCAGGGAAATGCGAAAAGTATTGTCAATAGATAATAAAACAGGTATAGTTCGTGAAGATATAAAATACCGTTTCTATACGACTGGCCAGGCAGTTGTAACTATACCTCTATTGTTTGACGAAATCTACGTCCTCATCGGAGAGGAAGGTCCAAGAGGTCCTCGCAGAAAGATGTTAATTGATTCTATGGGAACTTACCTCGCTCGGTCTCGGCTAAAAGCCGATGGAAAACTTGATGCAGTTGAAGAGCCTGATATTAAAAAACTTTTGAAAAAAGCAGATCTCGACTGGCAAGATAAACCACCACTAAAGTTCGAATGAAAGGAGGTGATGAAACAAGAAAGTGTAACAAGCAACTAACAACACAAAACTAAACTAAAAGGAGGTAAAATTATGTCTTTAGTCGACTACACTGACCTGGAAAAGGAAATTGCCGATGCACCAGAACCAAAGGTCCTGCCCCGTGGAACTGAGGTAAAAGCCCGCATCATCAATGTTCGAGAAGGGATCTCGGACAAGAATGGTGCAAAGTGGTATCAACCAGTCTTCGATGTCCCTGACGACCCTATGGTCATCGAGTTCAATGACTTCTTCTGGGACCTCGCAGATCGTGACAAACTTGATCCAAAGAGCGCTCAGCGCGCACTTTACAAATTCAAGCAGTTCGCAGGTGCCTTCGGAATCGACTATTCCAAACCATTCTCTTGGACCGATGACCTTGTGGGTCTCGAAGGCTGGCTAATCGTCGGAGTTCGTAAAGACGATGAGTATGGAGATCAGAATACTGTCTCCAAATATGTGGCTCGTCGGTAAGATCGTTTAAAATTTAAACAATCTGCTTGTTGCCCTAGTGGCAACAGGCAGGTTTTTGGAGGAAAAAGGATGAACATGGAACTATGTCTAGACGAAGAAAGTATGATTGCCTTTATCAAGGGTCTTCTATGTCTAGGTGACAACACAAGGTGGGTATGTTTCTCTCCCACTCACCAATTGGATATTAGGTTCAGAGGAAACTGTCACAATGTACAAAGAGCAATTCTTGACTGGTTAAATACTCCAGAAAGAAAATGGACTAATCAAAAAAGGAGGTGAAAAGAAATGACTAACGAAGAATTCATGATCGAACTTGAAAAATCCTTTCTTCGCAGCAAGAAGGTCTTGTTAAGGAAAGCAAAAGAATATTCACCAGAAAGTGGCGATGACCGCCTCCAACAATTCTACCGAGCCGCCTTCGCACAAAACATCCAGCCAACCTCTGCACTTGTAGGAATGATGACTAAGCATTATACATCAATCTGTGATATGGCAGCAGAACCATGGAAACATTCTATAACGCAGTGGAGGAAGAAGATTACTGACTTAAGAAACTTCACTTTCTTACTCGATGCGTTATTAGTCGACATGAATGACAGGGACTTTCTATATGGACGAAAAGGAGATATCTAACTTAATAATTGAAAGAGCAGTCGAGAGGCAGTCAGATCAAAAGACTGCCTCTTCAGACCTTGTAGCAGCAATTCATGCTACGTTAATGGACATAGGATTACTACTAAACACTGAAATGGAGAACATACGCTATGAAGAACGCACCAAAGAGTTGGGATAAATATTTTTATGAAATCTGCAAAACCATCGCAAGGAAATCTCCGTGCCTGTCACAAAAGATAGGTGCACTCCTTGTGCGTGACAAGAGTATTGTATCAACTGGTTATAATGGACCACCTAGAGGAATCCCTCATTGTGGTCACGACAGATTCATGAAAGACAAAACACTCTCTAACCTGTCTCAAATCTACCCTCCAAAAGTAATCGCCACAACCTGCCCACGTGAGTTGTTGGGTTACAAAAGCGGTGAAGGCATACAATACTGTATAGCGCAACATGCAGAGGAAAACGCAGTTTCTAATGCTGCAAGACTTGGTGTCCAAACTGTTGGCACTACTCTTTATATGAACTCTGTGATACCATGTCAGAAGTGCTTCGGCACTCTCATTAACGCAGGTATTATAGAAATCGTTGTAGAAGATACAAAATTCTACGACCCTCACACAGAATTGCTGGCCAACAACTCAGACATAGTCATAAGGAGGTTTGATTTATGAGCTCAAGCCACAAAGTTCTAGTCTTAGGAAACGATGGCTACATAGGTTACCCTTTAACTATCCACCTCTTAAAACGTGGCTACACTGTCTTCGGAATCGACGACAAGTCACGCAGAAGACGAGTAAGCGAAGTCGGCAGCGACTCGCTGACGCCAATAGCTTCCGCGTGGGAAAGAAAGTTATACCTAAAAACGTTCAAAAACTTTGCCGACCAAGTTGACCTATCCCTCGGTTTCGATTCACCTGGGTTTATAAGAGGTATCCTAAGCGTCTTCAAACCTGACACCATCATCCATCTTGCAGAACAACCTTCTGCACCTTGGTCTATGAAAAGCGTACAACACGCAACTGAGACACAAAAAGAAAACGTCATCGGAACGCTCCACTTACTATGGGCTATAAAAGAAGCTTGCCCCGAAGCTCATTTGATAAAACTAGGAACAATGGGAGAATATGGAACACCTCCTTGTATAATACCTGAGGGATATATACCTTACACTTGCCTTGAAGAGTTAAAACCAGGCAAGATTATACGTATAGAAGATTCACGAACCTGTCCAATGGCCGACTTGTTATTTCCTCGAACTGCTGGCTCATGGTATCACCTTTCAAAGGTCCACGACACTCACAATATCGAGTTTGCTTGTCGCAACTGGGGGTTGCGCTCAACTGACATAATGCAAGGCGTGGTATTCGGATTGATGCCTACATCTGAAGACGTAGAAATAACTCGCTTTGATTATGATGAGTATTTCGGGACAGTGATCAATCGCTTCTGTGTTCAGGCATTGATAGGACATCCTATTACACCTTACGGAAAAGGTGGCCAAACCAGAGGGTTCTTGACTCTTAAGGATTCGATAACTTGCTTGACGATAGCTTTGGAAAATCCTCCTAAACAAGGTGAATACAGAACTCTAAATCAATTTGCTATGACTTGTTCAGTAGATGAACTAGCCATAATTGTAAAAGAATGCGCCTCTGAACTAGGCCTATCCGCCGAAGTTCTTCATATAGAAAATCCACGAAAAGAGATGGAGGAACATTATTATCTACCAGTTCATCACAAGCTAAAAGATTTAGGTTATAAACCCACTACAAACCTGAAGTGTGAGATAACTTCTTTATTGAAAGATTTAATACATTACACTGACAATGTGAAGGAGGAAGTAATCGATCCTACCACGAAATGGTAAGATTGTTTAAAATTTAAACAAACTATTTGGAGATCTCAAAATGTCAATGACTACGCAAAAAAGTGAACTATATTCTACCACACATTCCTGCCAACACCAGTGGCGTCCCATCAACAGATGGGGAGTAATCCTTGGAGCTTCTCGTTGTAGGAAGTGTGGAAAGATAGCAAGGGCAAATGACTTTCCTTTTTTAAGGAAATATCTAACTCATCCTCATAATCGGAGGTTTTAAAGATGTCTCGTGACAACTACATCCCACGCTTTTCATTTGAAATAACTCCAGAGCAAAAGGAACGTGCCGATCGACTATTGGAAACCTATGGTCTGCGCCGAGCACTGTTCAGCGTCATCTTGGATGACGTTCTTGACTTAATCGAAGATTATGGAGGTGTTGCTATAGGAATGATAATCAGTGGAAAGATAAAACCTAGGAAAGTTCTACCTTCGCTACACAGAGCAGATATTTCAAAGGAGGAAGAAAATGGCTAATTTAGATGACCTTGATTACACTTCAATCTCTGAAATGTCTATTGATGAAGCACTTGAACTATTACGTCAAATCCGCTTATCACGTCGAATACCTGTCAGAAAACCAAAAAAGACAACTAGCAAGAAAAAGGAAAAGAAACTAAGCCTTTCATCTGAACAGGCAGCTAAACTTCTTGAAATCTTGGGAGGTAACTAACTATGTCTATCAAGGTTGGAAAAGTAGGAATGGTCCCACTTAGTTCAATAACTGTCGGGAAACGTGCACGTGAAGAGATGGGTGACCTCGATTCGCTCGAAGAGAATATGAAGGAAAGTGGTTTAATCTCTCCACTTGCAGTCAAAGACAACGGAGACGGAACTTACACACTCTTAGCTGGTGAGCGTAGGTTGACAGTGCTACAAAGAAACAATGTTAGCGAGGTTCCAGTTCGTATTTATGACAGGGAACTCTCAGAAATTGAGATGAAAGTTATCGAAAAATCTGAGAATTTCTTCCGCAAAGACATGGAATGGTATGAGCTTGATAAACTAACACTTGAAATCCATAGATTGCAACAGCAGTTGCATGGTGTCAAAGCTCCAGGTCCAGGTAATGTTGGTTGGTCAGTTGAAGACACAGGTGCTTTAATCGGAGGTGTTTCTAAGGCATCTGTCTCTCAAGCCATTAAACGTGCTGAGGCAATGGAAGTGTTTCCAGAGTTGTTTGAAAAGTGCAAAACCCAAAGTGATGCAACAAAGGTTCTAAAGAAACTCGACGAGGAACTCTTAAAACAAACCATTGCACAAAAGATAGAGAAACAACGCTCTAACACAACTCTGCAACAACTTGCCAGATGTTTCATTTTGAAGGACTTCTTCGTTGGAGTGAAGGATATCCCTGATGAAACTATTCACCTAGTAGAGATTGACCCTCCTTATGCAATCGACTTGAAGAATGTAAAAAAATCAGAAGGTGTATCTCAATATTCAACAACTAGTTACAACGAAATACCTTCTGATAAATATCAAGAATTTCTCTCAAAACTCTTCAAAGAATGCTACCGAGTAATGACACCTCACAGTTGGCTCATCTGCTGGTTCGCACCTGAACCATGGTTCGAAGTTGTTTACAAAGAGCTGCAGAACGCAGGTTTTGAAACCACTAGAATGTGTGGCATCTGGGTGAAACCAACTGGACAATCAAAAAGGCCTGAGATCAAACTAGCAAATTCATATGAGATGTTTTTCTATGCCTGGAAAGGTCGTCCGACACTTAACAAGCCAGGCAGGTCAAACGTCTTCCAATATTCACCTGTCCCGCCAAACCAGAAGGTCCACGAAACTGAACGACCTATCGAACTGACAACTGACATTTACGAAACCTTTGCACCTCCAGGCTCTCATGTACTCATCCCTTTTCTTGGTTCAGGGAATGGCTTGATAAGTGCCCATCAACTTGGAATGTCAGCTGTTGGTTTCGAGCTAGGTAAATCCTACAAAGATTCATTCCTTGTGAAGATTGACAGATTGTTTAAAAATTAAACAAACCATTGGAGGTATTTATGAAAAGAACCTTCGTACCACCTTCTGGAGATCGCAACGCTAAGTTGGCGATAGTAGGTGAACAACCTGGGTTCCAGGAAGTAAAATACCGCAAGCCTTTCATTGGTCCTGCAGGTCGAGGCCTTGACGAATGTCTTGCAATGACCAGAATTCAGCGCTCTAACATTTACATAACTAATGTCATCAAGGATCTAGATGCACCACTCAAGCATTATATTGACATAGATTCTCGTGGCAAGTGGAAAATATCTGAACAGGGTTATCAATATATCCAGGAATTAGCCGACGAACTAAAGTCACTACCTAACCTAAACGTCGTTGTAGCCTGTGGCAACATCGCTTTACTTGCACTAGCTAACCGAGCAGGTATAACTAAGTGGAGAGGCTCAGTTATCGAATCTACAATTGTACCTGGCTTGAAAGTAGTTCCTACATTCCATCCAGCCACGTTCATACCTCCTAAGTTTAACTTTTTAAACAAACCACTCATTTGTGAAGATTTGCTAAAAGCGAAATATGAGAGTGAGTTTTCATGGATAGAGCGCAAGGAAAGAAACGTAACCATCAAACCCTCGTTTGACGAGGTGATTGCCACTCTCAACCATTGCTACGAGATTGGTCTGAGGGGTCAAACAATAGGAATCGATATCGAAGTTATAAATGGTGAGCTAGATTGTATATCCTTTGCTTGGTCTGATACACAGTCAATGTCTATTCCTTTCCGCTACCAACAGGGTGATTACTTTACACCTGAACAAGAGTATGAAATAATGCTTTTGATTGCAAAGATTATTCAAGAAGAAAGAATATCAAAAGTAGGTGCTAACTTCATCTTTGATCTCCAATTCCTGTTCCGTAAGTATGGAATCCGCCCTCGAGGCAATATCCATTGCACACAGATTGCTCAAAAAATCGCCTTCCCAGATTTCCCTGCAGGCCTTGACTTCGTAACTACAATGCACACCGATGTCCCATACTACAAAGACGACGGAAAACAGTGGATGAAGATGGGAACTGGTTCTTGGGAAGAATGGTGGACTTACAATGGGATGGATGCGATAGTGCCTGTCGAAGCTATTCCTAAGCAACTGCAAATTCTTGCTAAACAAATAAATGAGGAAACCTACGAGCGTCAACGAAGGTTGATCGAACCACTCATCTACATGAGCGAACGTGGAATAAGGATCGATGTTGAAGGAATGATGGGATACAAGGAACAACAACAAGCTGAGCTAGACAAACTTGCAGAGGAGCTGAATCGTGAAGTAGGTCATGAGATAAACTATAACTCACCAGAACAACTAAAACATTATTTTTATGAAGAGCTAGGTCTCCGACCTTACGTAAATCGCAAGACAGGTAAAAAAACAACTGACATCGACGCACTCAAGCGAATCTACCGCAGCGGAGGACCTGGCAGCAAAGCTGCACGGTTGATGTTAGATATTCGATCACTTTCAAAGCGTATATCTACCTATCTTAACATTGGAAAGGTTGACCAAGACGGACGTTATCGCTCATCATACAAACCAGTGGGCGCTGAAACTGGAAGAATCTCTAGTGGTGAAACAATCTTTGGCACAGGAGGGAATCAACAGAATTGGCCACATGATCTGTTGCGTTTCTTCCTTGCCGATGAAGGTTACATACTCTACAGCATGGACTTGTCACAGATAGAGAACCGAATCGTAGCCTATGTCGGTGGAGTTGTATCGCAGATAGAGGCCTTTGAACAAGGCATTGACTTGCATCGTCTGACTGCCTCAATAATCTTTGACAAGCCTTACGATCAGATCTCCTCAAAAGATGGTTCTTCCTTACTCGGTGATGGACGACAAAGTGAGCGTTATTGGGGTAAGAAGTGTAAATTTAGTAACTGCCAGGTCCTGTCTGAATCTGGCTGGATTGATATATCAGAGGCATACAAAACTAAATGCAAAATAGCTCAGTGGCATGTGGATGGAACTATATCATTTGAGTACCCAACAGATTGGTATGTAGACGACTTCGAGGGTGAGTCTGTCATCATATATAACCAAAGAATCTACCAGGAAGCTACACCAGAACACAAAATGCCTTTGGTATATGAGGATGGAAGAGTAATAGACAAAACAATTAATAACTATCCAAAAAGCGGAAAGTACAAAGCACCACTATCTGGAATCTATAATGGAGGTATAACACTCAACAAGTACGTACTGATGTTAATGGTAGCTTTCCAAGCTGATGGTCATTGGAGTGGTAACTCTATTCAATTCAATTTAACAAAGGAACGTAAGATAAATAGATTAAAGTATATCCTTGACAAAGGTGGATTTGCTTATAGTGGCACTAAAACCATCAATGTATCGGCTAAAAACAGTGTGTGTAAGTTCATAAGAATGGTCATGGGAAGGTCTAAATCATTTGGACCGTGGTTACTTGAGTTAGGTCAAGAATCCTTGAGAATTATTTTAGATGAACTACTTCATTGGGACGGATACACAGACAGAGCCAGAAAGCAATATTTTACTACTGATCTAGTAAATGCTATATGGATTCAGACAATAGCACACTTATGCAATAAGGCCGCTATCATATCTCACCAAGACAATTCTGTTACTAGTAGTTTTGGAAAAAAGATATTGTACAGACTTACCATAAGAGACTCAGCATCACCAGCAACCCATGCTATAAACAGACAAAAAAGATTTAGGTCAGGAAAAATCTACTGTCCAACTATGCCATCTGGGTACTTTCTATGTAGAGAACATGGACTAATAAGTGTTACTGGAAATAGCAATCATGCTATCAACTATAGTGTTGGTTATAAGACATTTGCACTCACTAATGAGATGCCTGAAAGCGAAGCCAAGTATGTCTTAGAAAAGGTCCACAAAGGCTATCCACAAATAAGAAACGGTTATCACCAAGTGATTCAAAACATGCTTAAGAAAAATAGAATTGTCACAAACCTAATGGGTCGTCGAAGATTGTTCCTCGGTCCTATTATCCCTTCGCCTCCTAATGTTCCTAAAAGTGCCTGCGAAAATACCTATCGTGAAGCCTATGCGCATTTACCTCAAAGTACAACTGCAGACAAGATTAACGAACATGGAGTTGAATACGTTTATTACAATCAACACCTCTTCAAACCAATCGAGCTATTAACTCAAATACATGACGCAATAGTGTTTCAAATACCACTTTCAATTCCTTGGGAAGAACATGCTAGAATGTTACTTTTAATAAAAGAGTCGCTTGAACAACCTCTTTATTGGCACGATAGAGAAATAAAGACACCTGCCGATCTATCAATTGGCTTCAATATGTGTAAAGAAGAGATGAAGGAATTAAAAAGCAAAGAAATCCCTACCGACATAGGCAAGCTCGCTGACTTATTGAGGAAGATCTATTACGAACTCTGCACTACGTCTGAATAGCGAGGAACCAGAATGTCTGACGAACGAATCTTGCCTGACTGGATAGATGCTTTTATGAAACTTACTGAAGAGTCTGAACCACCTACACTATTTAGAAAGTGGGTTGCCATTTCAGCTATTGCTGCAGCACTGCAGCGGAAGACTTATGTTAATCTTGGAATCTCACTCACGATATATCCTAACTTTTACATCGTTCTAGTAGGTCCCTCTGCCACCGGCAAAGGAACTGCAATGAAATATGCTTATGATATACTAGAGCAAATACCTAACATTCGCCTATCTGCCCAAGCAACTTCATTGCAAGCCCTTATAAAAAGGATGAGGGAAACTAACTTGACCGACATAGACATGACTACAGGCAAGCAATACTACCATTCATCAATGACTATATTTTCAAATGAGTTTACTGTATTCCTTGGTTATCATAACAAAGAACTAATGGCAGCCCTTTGCGATTGGTATGACTGTCACAATAGGTGGGTCTATGACACTGTTAGTCGTGATAAGGAAGAAATCGTAGGTGTGTGGGTGAACTTGTTAGCAGGCACTACTCCAGACAGTCTGCAAAGTTCACTTCCGTTGGAAGCCATCGGTGGAGGCCTTACGTCACGCATAATCTTTGTATATGCAGATAAGAAGGAAAAACTGGTGATAATACCTACTGTTTCAGAAAAGGAAATAAAGTTACAACAAGCACTTGTTCACGACCTGGAACAAGTAGCCTTGCTAAGTGGAGCCTTTACAATGACAGATGACTTCATATCTGGCTACACCGAGTGGTGCATTGAGGCAGAGAAAAACCCACCTTTTCATGACAAGCGTTTTGACGGGTACTGTGGAAGACGCAGGAATCACTTGATATCTTTAGCAATGGTATGTAGTGCTAGCAGAGGGAACAGTATGATATTGGATAGTGTAGATCTAGAAAGGGCCTCAAAGTTGTTGACCGAGGTAGAACAAACAATGGGACTTGTTTTTAGAGGTATCGGAAAGAGTGACATATCAAGCCTTTTGAATGACGCAATAGTTTTCTTTGAAAACTCACTCACACCTGACATTCCTATGTGGCAGTTCGCTAGGCAATTTGAAACTAACATGGACAAACTAACAATGGACCGAGTTCTGAGCACTCTCGAAACCTCACGATATATAAAAGTGGTAAGAAAACCTGGGATGGAATCTATTATCCATGTGCTTGGTTGGGAAGATCGTTCAAAAAATAAACAATCTATTTCTCATGAAGAAGACGACTCACTTCACGACGGAAGTCAGGAGTGACAACTCCACCTGCAAGTATTACCGTCTTGAGCTCTTCTCTTAACTGTTTCCTCTCATCCTCAGAGGCACTCTTTAATCTATCTACATAAACTCTTGCCCTTGCTTCTGGAGACAGTCCCTTTAGACTAAGCCAGAAGGACCTATTCTGCAGATCTTTTGTTCTCTCCATAAACTTGAATCTGTCGAGCAATCTCTCTCTTACATCTTTATCCTTAAATTGCTTGATGTAGTCAACAACATCTTTCCTTGAATAGTTACCGTCAAACAAATAACCTTCAACTCTTAGCTCTAGACCTCTATTCTGGATCCACCTTTCAAGCTCCTCCTTCTCTTCAGCCTTTTCTATTTTAGCTCCAAACTGTGAATACGGATTAGTTATACCAATAAATCTTTTGATTACAGGCATTCTGGCCAAAACTTCTGCAATATGTTCCTGTTTATCACTATCAGGTAGGTCACCAAAGGCCTTTTCATAACCTTCACCAAGTAAATAAGACCAAACAGTTCCACTTGTCACCAGTTCTTCAACCGCATACCTGGTCCTTTCAGGTGAAAGGCCAGTTACTTTACCTATATCAATGTAAACTTGTGGTGTCTCTCCTGGGATGTACTCTTCCTTGCTCTTCGGCCAGCCAAAAGGTCTCTCAGTCCGTCTCCATATATCTTCATTTAACCAAAAATCTTTGTTCGTGACATAGCCAATCACTCCACTCACAGTGGGTGGCAAATCAGTGACACTAACAGGGCTCATTTGCTTAAGTGAATCAACAACCCTATCTACATCAACTTCATTTCCCAACCATTTATCGGTTGCAGCTTCGAAGAACGTCTTGAAAAATTTTTGTGAAGGATCAAGAGGAATCTTGATGTAAATGTATCTGCGTTGTCCTCTACTATCAATAAATGAAAAGTCATCTCCAAGTGGTATGCAAAGGTTGTTCTCCATATCTATCGACCCTTGCAACGATTTCATTGTTTGAGGAGCCATCTGCTTTGCAGCAATGTAAAGACCGACAACTGCTGAAGCGAACTGAGCTATCTTGTACATTCCAAGAAATGGATTGTCTTTAAGCGACCTCAGCATTCCTCTTGTACCTTGGATTGCTGCATTAAGATATGGAATAGCATTATCCACAGCCTTCGCAACACCACCACCTTGGCCGAAGTCCATATAATTTCTAGCTGCAAAAGTAGCTTCTTTAGTTACATCTTCTAACTTCCTTGCTTCCTCAATGCTTGTTCCTAGCTCCCTTGCTTTCCTACGGATAACTCTCTCACGAATCGCTAACCTAGTCAACACTTCACTTGTCTCACCAAGATAGCCAAGGAAATCTTGAACTTTGTCTAGCGGACTTTCTATACGCCTACCTCTTCTAAGTAACCTACCTTGGTGGACCAAGAATTCCATCCCACCTCCTTCCTTTATATACTCATCATAACGACCTTTTCTTAACAGAGCATCCCTAAACACTGTAATAAGATCACGACCCATCTGTAGTCCATAGACTGGAAAGTGTGGACTGTAAACAGGCTTCCACTTTCCACTCTCAAAAACTCTGGCTGCAAACCAGGCATGCATTATGTCCCTTGGTAAGTTAGCAAGGGCAAATCCCCAGTTAATGCCAGTTGCAAAGGTTCTTAACAATGCAGATCCACTTAACCATCTAATCAACTGACTCAACCTATAAGACATCTCTGGGTTGCTAATAATCCATTCTTTTGCCATTTCAGGTGAAATATAAAGTGGCTTTCTCTCACCATTTTCAAATACATAGATTCGGGACCAACCACTAGGAATTTTGTCCCCTTTCTTTTCCTTAACTCTCGCAAATGGATTTTCTGGGTCTTTTCTGGCTAACTCAAGCAACGCTCTGTTGGCTTCATTATTCAAGATTCTTCCATAAGCTCTATTAAACACTTCAAGCGCCATTACCTCTGATGACGGCTCGTAGATGTCGGTATCCCTGCCTTTTGCTAAGGCTTCTATACCAGAGTCATAAACAGTTCTTTTCTTCTTACCTACTTTAGCCTTGTACCTTACATCGAGCAAATCTATCAGCTTGATTCTACGATAGTTATGCACAATAAGATCATTATACTCCTGTTTACTAATCAATCCTGCATCAAGCATGTCTTTGAGTGGTTTCTTCATCCACTCGAAATAGGCTCTAGCACGTTCTCTTATTACTGCAGCCCTCTCAGGTGATATTTTCTCGATATAAGGAAATAGTTCACTATACGCAATTGACTCAGTCGGTCCTAGACCTTTTGGAAACTTAAACTTTCCAGGTGGTTTATACTTGGCAATTGCAATCATTCTTATAGCCAGTATAAGATTATCTAATATCTCCCTTTCCTTCTTACTTAAACCGCCATAGACTTCATCCCTCAGTTGCTTCAACATTCTAGCTGCAAGTGCTGAAGAACCTTTCGAGAGGTAGGCCTTCTGCATGATTCGGTAGCCTTCATCACCTAGGACTTTTAACATACCTCTTCTGATATTACCTGATCTATCAACGAAGGCTCTAACACCTTCCTCTTTTGCTCTTCTAAATGCTTCTCTAAGTTTAAACTTTTTCATTCCTCTGGCTTGCTTCATATATCCAGAGAACTTTCTAGCTGCGTTAGCTAGTTCCTCTGCAGCTTTGTCGATAGGAATCCCTGAATAAAGGTCAACTACTTTACCTCCATACAACTTGGCCCTCTCTTTATCAAGAAACTTTTCCCACCTCTTAACTGCCTGCTTAGCATCTACAAGTGTATCTTCTGTATCAACCCAGAGCCATTCTTTCTTAAGAGGGTCATAGCCTTCTATTATATAACCACTAATTTTTCTTTCTTCAACTTTGGCCCTCCACTTGCCTGGTACTATCTTTTTACCAACTTCTGTTTCTACAACTTCACGATGAGGCCTTACAGCCGTAGGTGTTTTAACACTCCACTCGTATTTTCCTCCAGGTTTGACTCTAAATTTAACAACAGGTCTGCCGGTTATAGGATCACGTAGGTGGGGAATGACTCTGCCGAATTTGTCCTTTAGAGCCTTAGTTATTTCATCGAAAGGAATTCCTGAATAAAGCCTGGTCCCATACTTAGCCCTCATCCTGATATCTTTAGTACCACTCTCTACCCTAAGCATTCTATCCAACGATTTCCACGGCGGAATCTTCCTACGTTCCTCCTTAGACATATTCATTCTTCTGCTTGCCAACCTAGCTTCCATTTCTCCGGGGTCGATAAGATATTCGAAGTAACTACCGGTGGTTCTAGCATCGGCTCCAAAAAACTTGGATCCAACTGTGTCATTAACTGCATGTTGTAACTCATGGAACAAAGTTTTCTTTATGTTCCTTGACTTATGTGGGTTTATTGCTATATAACCTCTCCCAAGCGCCCTAAATCCTCCAGAAACATACTGTCCTGCGTCGCTTCCTAGGTCCCTGAAGTAAACTCTCATATTTTCTATCTCAGGAACTGCTTTATATAGTTCTGGATAGTCAAGTATCTCACCCAATGTTGTAGAAAAACCATCTAACGAGCGACGATCTTTGGGAAGTTTAAGAATGGCTTTACTATCGTCTATCTCATACCTCCACTTTCCATCTCTTCCGAGCCAAAAACCTGTTTTTTCAAACAATTCTCGATTCCTATACATGTCCTTTGCAGAGACAGCTCTCTTCTCCTTATCCCATATATCCCTAAACTTCCTCATCTTTCTCATAGTGGCATAGACAATCTCAGGAAGCTGATCGACAGGAATCATTATATTAAGTTGCACTTCCGGCAATTCACCAGTTCGTTCAATTTTTGAACGATCTGCTCTCCTAGCCCATTTTGCAGCTTCTTCTGCAACCTCGATGAAATTGTTTACTGCAGCTGAATCTCCATTGAAATAGTCTAACAAAGGAATTCTATTCGCAGGGTCTTTGACTGCAACTGCTAGGTCACTAAGTGCTTCTCTTGCCTTAGCTATGTCAACATCCTCAGCTCCATCTAACCAAGAGTTGACATCAACTACGTGTTTTTCAACTATCATCTCAGGACTATCAAACTGTCTCTTTCCAGCTAAAATCTCACGCTTCTTTCTAGTTACTTCTGGGTTTCTTTCACGGAAAGGTGAATTGTCAGTTGATAGTTCAAGTGGTTCTCTAGTGCCTGTTTGCTCATCTACATCGGTTATCTCTTCACCATATTTCTCCAGGAAATAATCCTCTATTTCTTTGTCAGATAACTCATCTATCTTTTTACCAAAGTGGTCTTCGACTTCTTTTATGAGCCTGAGGTCTTCATCAGCAGTTGGCTTTCTCTCGACTTTGGTCCTTTTCTTAGGCTTAGCCTTTTTCTCTTTGATACTCTCTATAGCCTTATGAATTGCCTCATCAGCTATATATTTCTTAGCCTGTTTAATTTTCTTGATTCTCCTACCCTTCGCCTGCAAATCCTCTTTTATCATAGTTGTGTAATCTATATTCTCAGCTATCTCCGCAGCCTCTGCTTCTAGCTTTTTCTTTTCATATTCTAGAATCTTCCCTTGGGCCCTCTTCACTGCCTCATCAGGTATTTTCTCCACAGCCTCCTCAGTCTTAGCAATCTCAACTGCTCTGTCAGCTATATCTTCCACTTTCCTGGCGACTTCAGCTCTTTCACCTGTTCTAGTCATTTTGCCAAGTGCTGCTATTCCGACTATGTCACCAGCTATTTTCAATGCACCTCTTACATTAGGTTCATTGACAAACTTGTTAATGACAGGAATATATTCAACTGATCTAGCAGCTAACTCTGGCAGCACTGACTCTGACAACTTATTTGCCAACATAGCTGTGCCCTCAATAGGCGCAAACACAACTCTTCCAACTAACTGTGATTCGGGAGTCTCAGGACCTATTAGTGGTTTCAAAGCCTTGCTACCGAATACTTCATCTGCTTCCTTGATACCTTGGTGAATAGCTTCATACATATCTTCTAAGCTACCACCACCTAATAGCGTCTGCATAGCATTTCTAGCTCCAACTGCTACACCAATAGGAAATGAAGCAAGACTTGCTAAAGTGCTTATTATACCTCTATATAAATGTTGGGGCTTAGTTGTAAGAGTCTTTAGACCACTGAGAGTCTCTGTGGCTCCTCTGACTATGTTAGAGACTTCAATAGGACTAGTCGCAAATCTATCATATTCAGTAGTATCAAGACCCATCACTGCTCTTAGCCCAGCGGTACCACCAAGTGGTGAGATAGCAACTGGAGTCTCCTCAGCTAACAATCCAGCTGCCTCTCGCCTTAACTGCTGCCGAATCGGCTCTATGGAAACAGGCGCTTCAGTTTTTGCCTCACCACTTTGACTGAGTAAATCAAGGCCTGATATCATACTTAATTACCTCCACATCGCCAGAAGGCCACTTAACAGTCCAGATCATCGTCCTCCCGTCCTCAGACAACTTAACATCCTCAATTACACCACCACCTACTTTAATTTTGTTTTCTATGAACCTAACAGTCTCACGTGCTGTTTCGAGTTGTTCATTTTCAGATAAACCTATCCTTAGCCGTACAGGCTCAGATTTCAGGTAACGTTCTACATCATTCACCCATTTAGGATCTTTAAAATAGAGTTGCCCAGCCACTTCAGCAAGTGCTTTCTTCCGGCCAACTATTTCGCCAATCGACAGTCCACCAGCCTTTATAACATCTAACAGCCATTTGTGAAAGGACTTCGGCTCCCTACCCATTTGACGTTCTTGGGCAACATAGTATTCATAATCCTTTTGATGGATTGTTTTAGCACGATCCAAGAATTGTTCAAAAGAACCTTTGAATCCTTGCTGAAGGGCATATTCATAGTTCTTGATTGCGTTAGTGCGTTCATCCTTGGTTGCAGTCTTGTACCAATCAAGGAATTCTTTCCTGGTGAGTTTAATATCTGTCCCAGGAATGGTGACAGATGGAGTTTCACGGCCTATTAGAACGTCGTAATAATCCATTATTTTTTGCTTGTACAAAGCATCTGCAATGTCCCTCAAACGCTTCCTACCAAACTCTTTAACTGCAAGTGCACCTTGTAATGCCTGGGAAATATCAGCAGTTGTGAGGCCAGCTAGGTCCCCAGGCGAGATGCCACCTAACTGGCCTTCACTAGGGCGGAGGAAAGATGAAAGCTTAGCTATGTTTTCAGGCTTAGTCCAGTCCACTCCAGAACCACCAGGTAACTGCGAACCTTCAGCAGCTAACTGCTGTTGAGACTGCATCTTTGGTACTTGAATCTTCGTACCTTTGTTATCGATAGTTATCTTTCCACCCTCTGGCACTTCGCCAGCTAGCATCTTTGCCAATAACCCCATCATGTTTTGTGCAGCTATATTCTGCTGTGTTATACCACTGATGTTTTGACCTATTGGCCTTCCGGCCGCAATATCAGCACCTGCGCCGGCTAGGTATTGAAGAAACAATCTGTTTTGTAACAAGTTACTTAACCCATTCATCTTTGACCTCCTATAGAAATGCAGATGCAGCACCAAGGACTGCTCCAGCTATCATACCAGTAGGACCTCCGATAGCTCCCTTCGACGCCCCAGCTATCATTGCTCCAGCTGCAGCACCACTCAAGGCGCCACCTATTGCAGATTGCAGAGTAGACGGTCTTTTAGTTCCAGGATCTACAACACCACCACCTATTGAGGCAAGCAAGTTAGAGCCGTACTGAAAAATACTGAGGTCCCATAGTGCATCTTCCTCATCTATTCTCATGTTTATCTCATTTTCTTCCTTCTTAGCAACAATTTTCATTCTGTAAGCCTCCATTAACATTGCAGAGGCAATCCTTTGATATTCGAGCTTTAGACCAATAACTTTAATTGCATCATCTGAGAATGCTTCCTTATGCAAGTCAGCGCTGTACTTCGCAATCTGTCGGTCTTGATTTTCCTCAATAATCGCCCTTCCAATTGCAAAAGCTGACGAAACGACTGCATTTATGTCTCGCATGCCAGCTTCAAAGCGAGGCAAGATGTCAGATGTTAGTCTTGCATCTAGGTCAGCTGCATACTCGTCAACTGCGTCATCTATTCGAGAATCACTCAGGATATTAGATATTAATGTATCGAGTGTAGTACCTGAACTTAGTAAATCAACCAGAGTTTGTATATCATCAGGAGCGCCAACTATCTCTACAATGTCAGTGTCAGGGTCATATGCACTCTGAGCTGTCCATGGAGAGCTGCCGAGTGCAGAATTCATCACGTCAGTTATTGATGAAGTTATTGAATCAGCTCCTGAGTTATCTAGCCAGTCCCCATGAATGGTCTTCATGTAGTCTGGATAGTCAACTTTGCCAGAACCACCTCCTCCGCCTCCACCTCCGCCCTTACACTTCACAAACAATGGTAAGTGATCCTTTCCTATATCTTCAAAGCTCCACCACATTCTAGGCCTCCGCAGTTAGATTGTTTAAATTTTGAACAATCTTATTAACATCAAATGAAAGGAAAGTATATCTAGCCTCTCCTCCCAATTTATTAACTAACTTAACAACATAAGGGACATCAGTATAGGCAACAATCTGTGAACACCCACGAGATTTCGCGTATTTAGCAATCGTGAGTAATCCGCCCAACCAACTATCATCACTTACTTTGTCGTAGCCATAGAGACAGTACAGCAATAAGTTTCTTGTATCACTTGCATCGTCATAAAGAATCTTTGTTAGCACTATTCCTTCAAACCTATTCTTTTCACCTTCTTTTGTGTAAGAAGCCCACACTTCTATTCTGCCACTAAGAGCTGCAGCCAAGATACGGTTCATCTTGTCAGGATGTTCACCGACAGTTGGAGGTAAAGATTGCTCGACGGCGAACTTTATAACGTCCCAGAAGCGAGATATCTGCTCAGGTAATAGTCTAGTCAACATCATTGACCTCTCGGAGGTGGTGCGTAGATACCTCTTATAAATCTCATATCGGTCATCTTGTAACGTGTCTTTATATAGCCAACTGTGAAGTCATCATCCAGTGAACCGAATGTCAGTCTTAATCTAAACATATCACTCGTTGCAACTTTCCTTGCAGAACCACTATCATTCAACCTTGCCAGACCACTTGTCTTCCATCCATTGATTGAGTAGTAATCAACCGCTACATAACCGTCAGTGTAACCAGATGCATCAGTTTCAACTGTGAACAGGGTTTTCCTTCCACCATAACCGAAGTTGAATAACCAGGTAACTATCAAGTTATCTACATCATCAACTGAGTCTGGCAATGCATAGGTTTGGTTATTCCTTCTCCACACAGCAGAAGGATGTTGTTTGACTTCTGTCAGTCCATACTTTGACAAAAGAAAAGTCTTCGAACTATTACCAATGTAAAAGTCGTTCTCAGATGGATCATAGCATATTATTATGTCTTCACCCGCAAGCTGTTCCATATAATATTGATAACCAAGTTCTTTCACACCATTACTAGTTATCTCCCTCAGGATATAATCTTCACCAACAAAAACCTGTCGCCACAAGTTGCCATTGACAGCTCCCCGATTTACCAGTCCTACATCTAACAACTCTTTAAACCCAAAAGTAGCGGCAGGAGCAGTCACAGGCGTTAACAAGGTTATTCCTTTAGACGAATAACCAACCACGTTGTCTCCAAGACGTCTGACATTGTAAACTTCTCCACCAAACGGACAGCGACGATAACCAGCTTCATTTCGTCTATCTGGTGTAAAGTCCATTTCACCAATCTTTGACCAAACGTAAAAGGTCTCATCACAGTCGTACCAAGAGCTTACAACACATCCACCTACAGCCTGACCTTTGAAATTGCAGATAGTTCGCATCATAGGGATTTTAGAGTGAGAGGTTGTCTCCACCCAGTCACCAATGCTTGGGTCCCAGTAGATCATTATCACTCCATTGGTCATAAAAGCGTATTCGCCGAAGTCTGCGAGCTCCATCAAGGTGCCAAGACCATAGGTGTGTTCGTCTATGTCGAAGATCAAATTGATAGTTTGATGATCATCACTTACAGAGTAAACCTTATCGCTGGCATCGAAAGAATCACGGACAACTAAGATGTTGAACTTTTCACCCGTCAAAAACTGCGGAAACGGCCACTCGTAGGAAACATCAAGTGTTGATGGCAGAGGATTTTCCAACTCGATGTATGGTTCTAGGCCAACAGCTCCGCATTTGAAACCTCTGCACTCGAGTAGCACCTGTGAGTTAGGCGGCAGCTTGTTATCTGGACTGAGGCCGTTCTTCAAGGCCTCATCAAATATCAGTTCATATTCTCTCATCTGGAAACTCCGAATTTTGAAGCTCTAGTGTCAAAGAATGAACCATTCGGTGCTGAGTGATGTTTCTTTGCCTTGCGATATTTGGCTCTCACAGTTCTCCAGTAAGCAGCACCTGCAACTGCCTCTGGATCATCGGCGCCTCTTGCAGCTGCAGATCTCTTGATTTTCTCGAATGTAGAAGGTTTCATTATCGACCCTGGTTTTTGCCTGCTTCTCCAGGCCAACATGTCTTTACCTTTTCTAGGTTTCGGTTTCCCTCTCGGCATCACAGACTCCTTTCATAAAAGGTTAAACTTCCTCAAGCGCTCAGTCAGAAACTTGCCATCCTCTGCAGAATGGTGCCTTTTCTTGCCACTATGCTTTTTTGCCAAGTATGCCTTGTAGGCGCGTTCGCAAGTTTCTTTGTCCTTGTAAACAGGTCCCTTGCGACCTAGTCTATATTTCCCTCCTCCGACGGAGTAGCAGGGCATGGTAAGACCTCCTTACTTGCATTTTCGAGTTCATCAATTAGAAAGCTTTTTATGTCAACTTCTTTCACAGTAGGTGTCCAAAGGAAAGATACCCAAACTTCATTTATTATTTCCTCAGGATTAACAGGTTTGATCGACACAGTCAGCTGATCACCTGAATCTACATTCATATTTGGATTGGTTAAGATGTTTTTCCTAGCCATAATATAGGACTTCGATTCTTCATGAATATCGTCCTTCAGTTTTATTTCTACCAACATACCGTCTTTGAGTTTTTTACCAATAACAACTAGGCCCTTTGTTATCTTCCCAGCACAAGGGAACATATAACGTAATACAGGACCACTAACATTGTCTCCAAAGACAGCGTTAGAAATTGGATATGGAGTAATCATAGCTGAAGCGACTTTTCTTGAACGTCTAGAAAGACGGTTCACTGTCAATTCAAGTTTCTTTATTCTATCTTCCATCTACAACACCTCGTTCTATAAAATGATGTTTGCAGTGAGATGCCTTGAACCAATCTATTGAAAAGTTCATAGCATGTTGTGCGTCAAAGTCGGCACATGAAAAGATGTTAATCATTATCATGTCAAACTTGTCAGAGGTATGAACAGTGATTGATGATGTCAAGATGAATTGGACGGCAGACATTCCTTCGACTACATCGGGAACCTGGTCAGATGGCAGCTCGTCAGCAGACCAGAAGTAGACCTTGTAAGGTTTCATGTTCAGTAGTGGACACAAGTGCTCAAAATACCTGAGCACATTCTCTACAGTAAATTTAACCTTGCAACCATAAAGATCGAGAACCAGTTCACTGCCATACCTCATTTCAGCCCTCCATTTGATCAACTTCGGCAATTAGTTCTTCAACCAAGTCCATTCCAAGTTGTTTCATTTCAATTAAGATGGCATTAGTCCAGTCGTTTACACCTTGAGTATTTCTGTTAGCGATTTCTACCTGCCTCATAGCTGCCATTATTAATAACATTGGATGGACTTCTGACCAATAGTTCTTATCTTCATCGTTGACAAGTTCTTGGGAATAGAATAGACCTTTTATTTCGACCATAGTTTTGTACTGAACTGGAACGTTCAGCATTATAGTATTGTATTCGTGGGCATTGCCAGAAGGTATATCAACATAGCCGATGAATGCTTCGATCTCAGTTATGTCTGCGTCCTCAGGAATATAGCGAGTTATACAAGGTGAATAGTAAAGTGGAGTCCCTTCGGTGCGCTCGCTTGGAACGTTAGCTAAGTATCCAGCAATTAGGTCTTGAAGGTCTTTCTTCTCCAACTGCCAACGACCGTTAGTTGTATCAGCAATCCAGACTTTCTTTATCGCTCTACAATAGGGAAATGAAGTGCTGAAATGTCCAACTTCAATGAAGCGGAAGCAAGAGGCCCAGGATTTTTGGGTTTCATCTAGACGGTCGAGGAATTTACGACCCTCGTTGATGAAGAAGTCTGCACCATTGTCAGAGCCGTCCTCGTTCACAAGGTCATAGAGACCACTTAGTTCACGGAACTTCTGTCGGATTTGTAATAGATTCATTTTCGCACCAGATAGTTTAAATTTTAAACAATCTCATTGTTTAGTGGGCTGGACACCGAAGTGTCCAAACCCACTTTGCCGGCCCAAGTTGGAGGTTAGCTAAGTTCATTATCCAGGCCAACTCCATTTAGCACTGCGCACTTTTGTGGCAGTCCAAACTCGAGACCAGCTTCGGTTAAGAACTCCTCATTAGTCCCATCGACTCGCCGCTGTCCATAACCCTCAGGATGTTTCTTCGATGA